GTTAAGGAAGAAGCAGTAGAAGAGGCCAAGCCAGCAGTAAAAACTAAGAAATCTTTATTTAATAAAAAGTAAGGAGAAAAGAGGGTGGCTATCACAGAAAGTAATTTAGGTAAATATCCATATATTACATTAGTAGAAACTAAAGATTATCTAAGTATCAATAGCACTACACATGACGGTAGGTTAGCTAATGTAATTAATTACGCTTGTGGTGTGGTAGAACATTATATTGAACGGGAGGTGTTAGCGAATAACTACTCAGAAACTTTTGATGGAGGGTACAGCTCTGTTTTTACCTCCCGTTTACCTCTTGCAAACGTACACTCAGTTTTTGAATATGATGGAACAAGATATGAAAGTTTAAATCCTCCTGCAGCGGATGGATTATTAGTGGATCAAGATTCGGATAATCATACAATAACAACAAGTGGAGATGCACATTTAACAACAAGAGTTAAAAAGTTTGGACAATCTTCTATGTATTTTGACGGAGACGGAGATTTTTTGACCGCCCCTAACGGAGATGATTGGTGGTTTGATACAGGAGATTTTACTATTGATGTGCAAGCTAGGTTTGCTAGTTTTAGCACTTCACAAGTGTTAGTAGAACAATATCAGGATGCTAATGATTTTTGGCAACTTAGATATAATGCAGTAGAAGGATTACAGTTTAGAGTAGTAGATGCAGGCACTGAAGTTATGAATGTTGCTCACGCTGCTACTAGTGGTTATACAGCCAATACTTTTCACCATCTCGCAGTGAGTAAAAGTGGAACCTCTCTTAAATTATTTAGAGATGGAGGACAAATTGGTAGTACAGTAACAATTGCCAAAACAGTTGACGCTCCAAACTTTAGTGGAGATTTACTTATTGCAAAATCAGGCAATACCACCCCTGCTCATTTCACAGGATATATGGACGAATTACGAATTTCTAAAGCAGCACACTATACCGGGGCCTTTACTGCTCCTGAGTATCAACACCTAACAGACGATGAGACTGTGTTATTACTTCATTTTGAGGGTGCTAACGCAGCGGTGGATGTTAATGATACTCATGCTTCTCAAGAAGAATTTGTATTTAAAAAAGATACAGGAGAAATTAGTCGTAATACGGGTTCTGGTGCAGGGTATCAAAAACTAACTTTACACGGACCAAAGACTTTCCAAAACTTTCCTCAAGCTGTGCGTGTTAACTATCGTGCAGGGTATGAATCTGGTAGTGTGCCACAAGATTTAAAATTAGCTACTCTAGACTATATAAAGCTATTGCACAAAGAAGAACAAGATCGTTCTGGTTTTGCTCTTGCTGGAGAATCTGTAACAAGACCTGCTCTTACCGCAAACTTTCCTCCTCATATTAAACGAGTTTTAGATTTATATAGGATAATTGAATAATGGCATCTCCTGTAGGAATTACAGCATTTAGCGTAAGAATTACAGAACCAGAATTATTAGATAATTATTCTAATTTTTTACGCGGAGTCAAAAAAGGAGGTAAACCTCTTCTTGGAGGAAAGCCAACTAGAAGAATTAGTCAAACTGCTTTAGAGCAATCAATAGGTAAATTTTACAAAGCAACAGTTAGGGGTGGTAGTGCTCGTTTAGTTCCAGACTTTGAGATTAACGCAGAAGAAATATCTGCACCTTTAGCCGCAGCTCTTGGCCTAGAAGAAATAACAGAAACAGAGTTAAAAGCAACCCGAGGAGGAAAAGGTGGTGCTACTATTGGACAAGCGTCTCCTTTTGCCGTTGAGGAGGGACAACAAGTAGGCTCATTATCTTTAACAGACTCTATAAAAAGAGCAGCCCAAACAGCAGACCCAGGAGTAGACATAGAAGATAAACAAGGAGTCTTAAAAGCTGCTAGAACCGCTTTAGGTGGGGCTGGTGGATTTTTTAACTTAATTAAAGAAAATGACCCCGATTTATTTATGCAGTTTTATCGTAAAGCAAGAGTTTTACAGATTTCTAAATTTCAAGTAAGTGGAGGTAATAAAGTTACAGCAGTAGACGTAATAAATATAGCATTTCCTTTAAATAAGTTTACTTCTCCTCCTTTTGTTACAGAATTAACTAAGCCTGCTGCCATTGTTTTAAAATTAAGCGAATCTTTTGAGAGACAATTAATAAAATCAATATTAGATGCGGGACCCGCAATCACTGTCGGGACAGCAGAAGAATTTGAAAAAGCACTAACTACCTTACCAGGTAGACGAAAAGTAACTAATCAAGCATCAGGAATTGATTTTGATATTATAATGGAATACCCATCAGGTGCTAGTATTCCAATGACAAAGGGTAAAATTAAAGGTTCACGCAAGGGAGGCCCAAGAAAAAAGAAGGAGATGCAAGCTACTATTTCTTCTTCTCAACTCACTGCAGCAGTTCAAAGATCTTTGTTTGCGAGAATGCCTAAAGGACCTTTACAAGGACCTCCTCTGAGTGACGAAATATTAACAAACAGAAGTGGACGTTTCGTTAGAAGTGTTCTAACTCAGGTTAGAGGTAACTTAATTAGATATTATTATAACCCTATTTACGAAGTGCATCAAAATACTTCAAGAAATCCTAATGAGACTATTGAGGGAAGCATTAGAAACATAACCCAACGAAGAGTTGGAAGACAATTTAATGTTTTAAAGGGATTTTAAATAGATATTTATTGGATGTAAAAATTTATAGATTGCAGACAAGAAAATGGTCTGTTATACTTCTATATAGGCTAAGGAAAAAATTAATGGCAAATAGTCGAAGAAGAGATATTGTAAATTTCCTTGTCACAGAATTAAAAAAAATTAATGGTGACTCTTCAACTTTTGACGACTCCTACACTTATAACTTTGATTTAGCAAATAATGTTTTTAGACAGCTAAAATTTATTGACGAAGTAAATGATTTTCCTGCCTTATATTTAAGTGCGGGAGCAGAAACCAGAGATTATCAGACTCAAGGATTTACTTTAGCTAATCTTCCTATAGTTATTAGATGTTATATAAAACAAGAAGAGGCACAAGACGGTCTAGAAAACTTGATAGACGACGTGGAACATGTTATATATGGCATATCAAGTCAATCTGATAAAGGAATACTACAATTTAACATATCAAATATTTCAACAGACGAAGGACTCATAGAACCATTTGGTCTTGGAGAAGTCTTTATAAACGTTGGATATGAAATAGAAGATTAAAGGAGCTTTAAGAAATGGCATCGCTTAACTTACAAAGAAATACAAAAATTTTCTACTCCACCGTTGATATCAATGGTGGCGCTGCCGCTACTGCAATGAGTCCCGCCAACACTTGGCAGGTTGAAGTACTTGCAGGATATGCATTTAGTCAATCAGCGGCAACTCAAGACATTACATCGCTCGAAAGTGGCACATCACCTGATCGTTCTCAACAGAGGTTCAATACAGCTATTAACCCAGTTGACTGGAACTTCCAGGCATATTTGAAACCCACACGAGCCACTTCAATTAACGGAGCAGCTACAACTAACTTACTTGAAAATGGTAACGCTACCCCTGTTGCAGACTGGTTCCTATGGCAAGCAATGCTTAGTGCAACTGCGCCTGCTGACGGAACTAAAATGCAAAGTGCTTGGCAAGGCACAGAGGATACTTCCATTGCTAAGTGGGAAAACCGCAACCGTGCGGCTTCCTCTACCGTTGCTGCTTGTAACCCAAACTTTGCAACCGCTACAGAAGCACATTTATATATGAAAGTTGATAACGTTGTGTATCAGTTGGCTAACGCCACTGTTAACCAAGCATCAATTGATGCTGCTATTGACGGAATTGCTACTACAACTTGGACTGGTTTTGCCACCAACCTTGTAGAACTTACAGGGTCACCCAGAGACGTTGCTATTAACGTTTTTGGTGGTACTCTAAATAATGGTACAACAGCTGCTGGCGGATCTTCAATTGATATCTATAAAGTTGATGGTGATACAGCAAATACTAGTAAGTATCATCCTTGGAACTCTTATAACGTTGCAGGAGCAGCTACTAGTGCTGAATTTATTCAGAACCGGCTATCAACTATCGACATTACAGATACATCAAGCGGAGATACTGCAAGCTATACATTCCCTGTTACAGGACTAACTTTTGATGTTAACAACAACATTACGTATTTAACACCAGAAGAACTTGCAAGCCTTAACTCACCAATTTCGCAGTTTACAGGTGTGCAAACAATTTCAGGGTCAATTAGTGCTTATCTAAGAAGTGGCGCTACAGCGAGTGATAACTCTGCTTCATTCTTACGAGATATTGTTGCAAATACCTCAACTTCAATTGCTCAAGGAACTCAAGCCAACCTTAAAATTGGTGGTGCTACGGCTCCTTACTTTGCGATTGATATGCAGGCTACTCAGTTTAGTTTCCCAACACACACAATTGAAGACGTTGTTGGTATTACTGCTGAGTTCTTAGCACAAGAAACTACTGCCCAAAAGGGTGATGGTGCCAACGTAACATTTGTTGTTGAAGCAGCTTAATAAATTAGTTATAGAGGGGTAACTAAAATAAAATTTCATGTGAGTGTTCATCGTGTTAACAATGTGTTTAGCTTTTCCCCTCGGCTGAACTCAAGTTGAAATCGGTGAACACCCTTTTTATTATAGAAAGGAGAGGGGAAAATGAGTAAGATCGCATCCCTAATGGCAACTGAAACAGTTGTCGACGTTGAATTCCCAGATATTGAGGAATTTGTTATTAGTCTAGTATATTTAAATAGAGAGGATTTAATGAAGATTCGTAACGCGAGTCTAACCTTTAAGTTTAATAAACGTACTCGACAAAGAGAAGAAGAAATTGATAACGATAAGTTTTTAGCCGCCTATTGTGAAAGAGCAATTAAAGGCTGGAAAGGTCTTAAAGTTAAGCATCTTCCATTATTGTTGCCCGTTGATATTAGCGGAGATGATGGAGAAGAAGAGATTCCTTATTCTCAAGAAGAAGCGTTAAGTTTGATTACTAATTCTACAGTATTTGATCAATTTGTTACAGATACTATGAATGAGTTTGAACAGTTTTCTATTACGAAGAAGGAGACTGACTTAAAAAACTTGAAAGGTTCCTCAAGCACCAATTCCAAGCCGGAGGAATGACCCAAGAGCAGTATTTGCTAATGTGTGAGCAAATGGGGTGGGAACCTAACCCAGATGAAATACCAATGGAGTTAGGTGACCTTTCTTATGAAGCTCAGATAGCCGTAATGTTGTTCCAAGTTTTACCTGATAGAATAGAAGGTATGAACGGAGTTTGGTTAGGAAAAGATTTTTCTGGTCTTGGGGATATAATGATGTTATATGGA